ATTGCCTCAACTTGTATATCTACATAAGGAACTTCTGGTGATAATTCAATATTTTGTTCTTCAGCAAAAGCAGGCGCAATAATGAAACCTATTAGTACAAAAGTTAAGAATAAGCGCAGTTTGACGCGCTTGTTCAATTAGGCTTCCATTATTCCTTTAGGGTCTAAATCTTTTCCTGCTGACCAACGAATGTTGTCACGCATTTCAAAATGCAAATGTGGACCAGAAGAATTACCAGTATTACCTGATTCGCCTATGTGTTGTCCTTTTTTGACTTCATCTCCAGGTTTAACCAATGACTTAGATAAATGTGCATAAATAACCCAAGCGTTTTGCCCTTCAAGTTTTTGTACAATTTGAGTCCCATAAGATTTACCCCAATTAGCATTAGCAACTTTTCCATCAGCCACAGCAATAATGTCAGTACCTTGTGGTACAGCAAAATCAACTCCTGTGTGATATCCCTTACTCCACATTTTGCCTTTTTTCTTGTAAGGTGTTGTAATCTTTCCGTTAGCGATTGGTAATCCCATTATTTACTATCTTCTTTCTTATTGGCTTTTTTAAATATCGCATCAACTTCTTCTTGCGTAAGCTTGCCATCATCTAAAAATGCTTTTGCTAAATCTGTTATAACTCTTGAAACTGCTAAAGCACCAGCGATAACTGCTGAATTTAATGGTTCTACACCGATGAAACTACCAGCACCAATTGCAGGTAATGCTGTAACTAAGAATAAAGCAAAACTTCTTAGAACCACGTCTTTAATGATTGCTGGTTTCATTATTTGACCAACGCTTCTATTTCAGCATCAGTTAAACCGAGTGCTTTGAGTTTGGCTTTGCCTGAAACTTTTTTGGCTTCGGCTTCTGCATTCGCTGCATCTTCTACAGCTTTGGCTTCAGCGTAGGCTTCAGCGTCTGCTTGCATTTGTGCCACTTCAGCATCTGTTAGTTCAACTTCGGTAGTTATGCCTGTTGAGCAATCGACTACGAGTTTGGTTGGGTTTGGCATTATCGTTTTCCTTTTCTTTTAACTAGATTTTATACCATAAAGCGTGGCTGTGGAATACTCAACAAAAGATTCACCAGAACCAGGAGTTAATAAAATACTTGTGATAGCAGCAGTATTAGACCACAAACCTGCACTAAAACCTGTAATTGCTGTTGCTGCGTTATTTTCATTAACGCCATCCATACTCGTAGATTTATTGCTTGATGAAGTGTAATTTGGTATATAAATTTCTGTGTTAGCAAAAACTGATGCTGTATAACTACCTCTATTTAATCGACCAAAAATTATAGAATCAGATGATGAACTTGCTGAAGCACCATCACCATTTATAAACCGACAACTGTATCCAACAGCATTTCCATTAAATTGAATAGTAAAAAATTGTGTCGTTGTACTAGACGCTCTGCTTGATACTAAAAGTTTCAAATCCTCATATATTTGTGGAATAGAGGTAAAGTTAATGGTCGCTGCGCCACCACTACCAACAATAATACTTTGAATTTTCACAAAAGCACTAGGCACTTTTTACCCCATATAAAGAAATAGTTGTTCCAATAGGAAAGTTACCAGAAGTTCTTTCGAACCTTAATGTTGAAATAGCAGCAGTATTGCGCCATAAGCCCACAGTCGCAGTTGGACCACCCGTATTATCTGTGACATTACTTCTTGATAAAAATGTTTTAAAAGTTGTCGTATTGCTGTAATTTTGCACATTAACAATACAATTAAATTGTGTTCCTGAATTTGGTGGCAAGTTATACAAATATGGGACAGAATATCTAGCAGTTAAAGCACTAGTTCCATTACCATTAACCATGGTTACAGAATAATTTGAATTAGTTGTATCAGAATTAAAATATATTGTAATTAAAGCAGCCTGAGTACTTCCTTGCCAAACAGCAATAAGGTCAGTATAAGTTGCAGGGATTGATGTGAAATCTACATTTGTTGCAGTGGAAACTAGCGTAGTAGTCGCAATCGCTTCGTAAGTTGGTTTAGGCATTATGCTCTCACCCCATATAAAGCAAAAGAAGAATACTGTGCAAGATTTGTTGCATCACCAGTCCAAAGTTTAATACTTGTTATTGCAGAAGTTGAACGCCAATTACCTGACCTCAAACCAATTTCACCAGAACCATTATTATCTAGACCAGCAATACTTCTTGCAGTTTTATATTTATTAGTGTTTGAATAATCTAAAATATCTAAAACAAAACTACCAAAAACTGAAGCCGTAGAACTTGATGAACTGACAGTTGATACTCTAATAAAGTTTATTGTTCCTGCACCAAATGATGCTGCTGATGAACCATCTCCATAAACATAATGTCTTGAATAATTTGTAGCAGTATCACCATTAAATTGCATATCAACATTTCCTGTTGTAGAAGCACCTCTAGCAATACCACGAATTTGTAGATGAGAGTATGTTGCTGGAATAGAAGTGAACTCAACATTTGCTACAGCAGAACCAGCAGTAACAGTTGCAATAGATTCAAAGTCACCAATTTGCACACCTGCACCTAAACCATAGGCGCGTGCTGAAGCACCAGCAAAAGAACCAACAATGGGCATAAGCTTGTTCCTTTACTTAAATTGAGTTTGTGAGGCCAATATTTTATATGTCGGAGTCGCGGCAGTTTTAATAATGGTGAAAGAATAAGCATCAACAGAGGAAACATTCCCTGCTGCTGGAGCGACTCCTCCTTGCCAAATTGGTGTTCCTGCTGACCCATCAATTTGGAACGCAGTCGGATAGTATGCTGTTGTACCATTTGTGTTTAAGAAAACGTGTGTGACGGCTTCGCTAGTGTCAATATAAGAAGCAGCAGTAGTTGATGAATTACCGCGAAAGTTTAATGTGAAGTTTCCACTAGCGTTTGAGGTGTAATAGGTGACTGAAGTGTTCGCGATATCAACTGTGACTGTTCCAGTTGCCGCAGTGGCGGAAATTACAGTTAATTCTGATGGTGAAACTAAGTCTGCGCGATAATTATTTAGGTAGGCGTTAGTGTCAGAAGCAGTTAATACTTCTCCTGCCGTAAAAGTCTTATTTGCCATTTAGAATCCTAACCTGTCATCATCTAGTACACCAAATATTGTATCGTCTAATACAAAATTTGCATAATCTAGCGTACTTAAGTTCAGTACTACTATATGAGAAATGCTATCAGTTCTATGAGTTATCCCTGTAATTTGAGCATATTTATCTATTTGGCTACCGACATTATTTGGAGTGAACTTAATTTGAACGACTTGCGTGAGTTCCAAGCCCAAAACTGCATTTTGCTGGGCTGTGGATAAGGTTGCTAGTTCAACTTCAAGAGCGTCAAATCTATATTCTGGTTCTGAATAACGGCTTAATAAATATTCAGATAATAGTAATGAATCGGAATCGCTATCAAGCAATAAGTCGGTTTGTTCTAGTGTTGAAATACCATATTGTATTTGTGAATCAATGTCTTCGCTAGTTTGTGCAGTTCCATTAGCCCTCGTTACAACTACTCTGTTATATAATTGCTCAGAGCCATAAACTACAGATAAGTTATTAAAAGGAGTTGCTGAGCCGTCATCAGCAAAAGTCACAATACTACTTGAATCTAATGGGAATGTTCTATCTTGGAAATTGAAGTTACCCTCTTTGCCGATAAAAATACTACCTGGTTCAGATTCGTTCACAGTTTGTAAGTAATCTAAAACGTTTACACCTTCATCTACCACATCTGCTTGCAGAGAAGCTTGTCCTGCGTCAATTACGCGATTCGCGATTGGCCAATTGACTTCAGGTCTTGACAGTACGGAGTTCATACGAGAACCAGATAATTCAGCAGAAGCAGTATGTGGAGTTAAGTTTTGGGTTGCTAATAAACTGAAACCATCAGAAGCGATAGCAACAACTCTATTGTCGCCATTTGGTTGATATTCTAAATTCCAATCATCAATCAAACCATAAAATAACGCAGTCCCATTTGACTGAACTCGTATTTCTCTGTGTGGGATGATTTGACCAGCATACGGACTAGATGTGTTAAGGGGGTCAAAAGTCCTCAAGCGATTATCTAAAGTTACTGATAATTGACCAGCAGAATATCTATCTAGTTCACGGCTACGCCCTCTATTGCTATTAACCTCAATAAGAAATTCTGAAACATCATAAAATAAAGAACCACCTAAAGTAAATTGAGTATTGTCTAATACACCCGCGACTGGGTCATCAAGAGTGAAGAAAGGTCCACCCAAACTTGATAAGTCAAAACCTATTTCAACAGTGGTCGTTGGTACTGGCATTAGGCACTCGCAAATACAGGTCCAGAGGTTCTTTCGTATTTCTTAATCGCGTCCACAATGTCTTTACCAATTTGTGCGCCATTAGCACCCATGCCAGCATTAACAGTTATTTTTATATTCGCTGAACCTCTTGAACCCATGCGATTATTAGGAATTATTGAACCACTTGTTGATGGATTAAATATTTCAGGTCCACGCTCACCAACAATGTAAGGGAATCCTGACGTTACTGGTCCACCATTAGCCCTAAAGCCCATAACTCCAACTGATGGCACATTTAAGTTTTTACCTGTGAAGCGTTGAGGTGTCGGTGGGTTTTGTGTAGGTGCTTTCTTTGGAACTACTTTTGCTTTTGTAGGAACAGCAGTAGTCGCACCCTGTGTAGCATTAGCGATGGCTGCCGCGATAGTCGCTGCTGAGTTATTCAATTCAGAAATTAAAGCACTAACTAAACTTTGTGCCGCATTAACACCAGCAGAATAAAATTGGTCGGCTAAGCTTGTAGAAACAGTTTCTCCTACTGTTTCAACACTTGCAACTAGAGTATTAACTTGTTGAACTATGGTCGCGCCACCAGCGATAATTTCATCAGCGATTACAGTTCCAGCATCATATCCAGCATTAGCGATTTGAGTTATCGCTCTTTCGTTCAATCCCATAGTCAAAAGTTGTTGAATCTTGCCACCAAAAGCTTTCGCTTGTTCTGCTTGTAGTGTTAATGAATCTAGAAAT